GGATGATCAATCCGACTCCGAACGAGATTTCTGATCTTGTCGAGAAGAAGCTCGTCGGATTCAATAACCGTCGGTACGACAACCATATCCTATACGGTCGTATCCTGGGCTACTCGAACATCCAGCTCTACCACCTCTCTCGTAAGATCATCAACAACCTCATCAAGGAGGGATTCCGAGAGGCCTACAACCTGTCCTATACCGATATCTACGACTTCGCCGCCAAGAAGCAATCCCTCAAGAAGTGGGAGATTGAGCTGGGTATCCACCACAAGGAGCTCGGTCTTCCCTGGGACGAACCGGTGCCGGAGGAGATGTGGGAAGAGGTCGCCGCATATTGCGACAACGACGTCATTGCCACAGAGAAGGTATGGGACCATCTGGAGGCGGACTGGGAGGCTCGTCAGATCCTCGCTGCGATCGCTGGTCTTCCAGTCAACTCCAGCACTAACAAGCTGACCACTCAGATCATATTCCAGGGTCAGCGAGACACTCAGAAGTACTTGCAGTACACAGACCTGTCGGAGATGTTCCCCGGCTATAAGTACGAGTACGGCAAGTCGACATATCGGGGTGAAGAGGTCGGCGAGGGCGGCTACGTCAGCTCCGAGCCCGGATACCACGAGAACGTGGCCCTGCTGGATATTGCGTCGATGCATCCTACGTCGATCGAGAACCTCCAGCTGTTCGGGCCCTACACCAAGCGGTACAGCGAGCTCAAGAAGGCTCGTATTCTGATCAAGCACAAGGAACTCGACGAGGCTCGAAAGATCCTGAATGGGGCGCTGGCTCCATATCTGGACGACGACTCTAACCTCGACGCTCTGGCCTATGCGCTGAAGATCGCACTGAATTCGACGTACGGGCTCACCGCCGCCAAATTCGACAACCCACTCCGAGATCCCCGGAACGTGGACAACATCGTCGCCAAGCGCGGCGCTTTGTTCATGGTCGACCTGAAGCATTTCGTGCAGGAGAAAGGATACACCGTTGCGCACATCAAGACCGACTCGATCAAGATCCCGAACGCCGACGATCGCATCATATCGGAGGTCTTCGAGTTTGGGAAGAAGTACGGCTACACATTCGAGCACGAAGCGACCTACGATCGTATGCTGCTCGTCAACGACGCCGTCTATATCGCACATGACAAAGAAGGTTGGCACGCAACTGGCAAGCAGTTCCAAGAACCCGTTGTCTACAAGACCCTCTTCACCGGAGATCCTCTGGATCTCGAAGATGTCGCCCAGACACGATCGGTTACTACACGAATGCTGCTTGAATTCGGCGAGAATGACCGCAAATTCGTCGGACGTGTCGGGCGCTTCATTCCTGTTAACCCAGACACTCCCGGGGCCGGTCGACTTGTACGAGAGAATCATCGAGTGGACAGCGAGGGTAATGAGGTTATTTCGTACGGCGATGTCGGCGGTTGCAAGGGGTATCTCTGGCTTGATTACGAAGACGCCGGAGACGACTGGCGAGCTAAGCTGGACAATCGATATGGAAGGGAACTCGTGGACGCTGCCCGAGGGCAAATTCAGAAGTATACGGACGTCGATACCTTCCTAGCGGCATGAATCGCGAGACGGGCAGGGCATATAATGAGACCCCTCCAGAAAGGTACTGCCATGTCCTGCCCCTCCCTCGCCCGCCAGTACGTCCTTACCAACCTTGCTGAGATGGGTGTTGGTTTCGCCATAGCTACGTTCGCCTACTACGCGACACGTGACTACTGCGACCAGCACCACCTCTCGGCGACTAAAGAGGACATGCTCGCCATGGCCAAGAACATCTGCGACACATTCAAGACCAACTGAACCAACCTCACTCCTAGAACCCAACCCGGGTTCTAGGCTTCTCGATAGAAAGGAACGAACCAATGCTCTCTTCTGTTTACGACGGCGGCCAGACCGCTAATGATATCCTTGTCGGCTACACCAGCTACCTTCGGGACGAGGTGGCGAACCTGAAGGACGGCGAGATCAAGGAACTCATCGATAAGCTCGAGTGTTGTGACCGCAGCAACTATGGTCACTACCGTCGCCAGACGGTCCAGAACCTCCTCGATATCTGCCGCACCGAGCTGGACGACCGGGACCTCGTGCGCTGCCTTGTAGAGGCGGGGCTTATTGTCGGAATCAACTCCATTGAGGGGGTCTCCGATGAGTGACAAGGCCCCCGAGCTCTCAGAGCTTGCGACGGTCCGTCTTATTCATGGCAGCCAAGTAGCCATCGAGTCATTTCTGTCGTCTCTTCCGTCGATGATCGAGAAGACCACGGATAGTGAGCTCTGGTCGTTCATCTGCAAGGTCGACCTCCTTCAAGAAGAGCTCGGTGACCTACTGAATCCCTCGCAGGAGGACTGGATCAAGAGGCTCTACGATATTCTCATAGAGGAGTGGGACGCCCGGTGGCTCCTCATGCGCCTCCACGACCACGGCATCATCCGCCTAGAGCGGAAACCAGGAGCTGCGATCGATACCCACCTCCATACTTCGTCGACCAAGTTCTATCCCAAGACCACTACCCCATAGAAAGGAACATGACATGGCCGTCAACACTTACACTATCAAGAACGCCCGACTTCTCTTCCGCAACTTCGCTGGCGAGAAGGACCGATTCGGAAACACGGCTCGCACCTTCTGCATCATCCTCCCTGATGATGCCGTCGACGACTTCCGGACCGAAGGGTTCAACATCAAGACCCTGAAGCCTCGGGACGACACGGAGGAGCCCCTTCCCTATATCAAGGTGAAGGTCAACTTCGGAGGCCGTCCGCCCAAGATCGTCTCGATCATCGGACGTACTCGTACTCTCCTGAACGAGCAGACAGTCGGCGCCCTCGATTTCGCAGATCTCGAGCGGGCCGATATTGCCCTCCGCCCCTACCACGGACGCACTCAAGCCGGAGTGGAGTTCTGCTCGGCATATCTTGACAAGGGTTTCTTCACTATCGTAGAGGACGAGCTTGAGGCTATGTACGCCGAGGACGCCGACACCGAGGAGGTTCCGTTCTGATGCCGCTCGAAGTCAAGCTCTTCAACCCTCGCCGTAGCGTCTGCGAGGCAGTCAAGATCACGAATGACAATCTCCGTCTGGTCCGCAACTGGGCCGCCAGCGACGAGGAGATCAAGGCACATCTGCACACCGGAGCCGTCGGCAAGTGGATCATCCGCCGTAGCGACAACAAGTTCGACCTCATGACCGAGGGTCAGCTCTGGGGCCTCTACGAGCCGATCCTGCACTGACATCCATATCCACGGGGGCCCTGGGGAAACCTGGGGCCCCCATACCCACTAGAAGGAACGAACACATGCTCAAGAAGCTTTATTTCCACACTCATGAGGGCCGCAGCTACGACTTCGACATCGTCGCCACCGCCAAAGTCGACAAGCCCGGGTTCACCGAGTGGATTGTACAGGTCGATACCAATAACGAACTTGGCGTCCACGAGGTCTGGGCCAGTACCGATGACTGCACATTCGACGTCGTCTCCGACGACTCTCTGATTATCTGGGAACTCCCTCCCGTTGAGGAGGAACCAGATAAGTGGACCATTAATGTCAAATCCAACGCGGATTACATCGAGAACTGGAGCGTTAGAGGAAGGATACGTTGGACAGAAGACGGTAGTCTCGAGATTATGAAAGATGATGGCCACCGGGTTCGTCTCTCGGGATACATCCGCAAGTTTGAGGTCGACGACGAAAAACAAGTCATCACCGTTCGTTACAAGAACTGACCCTCATTTTTTCTGTATTGTACTTGTGTAGGAGACGCAAATGAAGCTGGTTTTAAAGACGCTCGATGGCAAAGTTGCCCAGCGTAAGATCAAGGATTTATGTTGTAATGGGGATATCGGAGACGAGGATCCCCGGGCCGCTCTGGTCATCGTCGAGATGGATGACGCCGAGACATATCTCCCCATCGACCAATTTATCTGCGAGGAGTGGACTGAGGATACCGTAGTTGTTAAGGAGGACTGGGCATGAAAGCGTATACTGTAGAGCTACACGGCGAACACTGGATCGCCTGGCACAAGGAGGGGCTCCTTGGAGTGGCCGATGACATGATTTCCGCATACCGTCTCGTGGAGGAGGCTGCTGATGACAACCGTTGATGCGATGCCCGACCCGAACATCTACGATATCCGAGAGGACGGAACTGTCTACGGGAAGCGCTCAGGCAAGCTTATACCCATCCGGACGTCCCGGTATGGTCTTCCGCAGATCCGTTTTTACAAAGGACATCGCTACCGTGTTCAGCTCCTCAGCAAGATCATCTGGACCCATTTCCACGGCGAGATCCCGTTCATGCACGAGGTTCGGTATGTAGATGACGACCCATGGAACTGCTCCTTGGGGAACCTATATCTGAAGGACCTGAACGAGGAATTCACGCCTCTGGATCGCTGGCCGGGCTTTGCTATCAGCAAGGGTGGGGAATTGATCAACATGACTACCCTGCATCGGATCAAGCCCATGATGCCCCCAAGCAGGACCAACCTCATGTTCTCGGTCCGCGTCGACGGGGAGAGTCGGACCTTCCCGGTTGCATTCACGGTCTGGGAGACGTTCATGGGAGAGAAGGTCAACTCGCATTATCTCTGCCACAAAGACGGCAACGTCTGGAACTGCGCCCTGGACAACCTGTATCTGAGTGACGAGTACCCTTACTTTCCGCCAAAGGGCGATAAGAAGGACGGACCGAAGTATAAGCCCGTCATCGAGGAAGACGGAAAAGAATACATGCCGGTCGAGTACTATATCCACATGGTCGACGGAGTGAAAGGAGAGAGGGAGAGTGGAATCCCCCAGAACTGCCGGCTTGGCTCCTACTGAGACATTCAAGGACAGCATCATCGATGATATCGAGGTTAGTGATCTCGGTAGGGTTCGTCGTATCTCGACTGGTCAGATTCTCACCCCCTGTCTTAGGGCAAACGGGTATGTCCAGGTAACCCTGTGGGATCGTGGGATTAGACGGACGAAGTATGTCCAGAAGCTGGTCTGGGAGGCCTTCAACGGCCCTCTGGAGCCCTTACAGCGGGTCGCCCATCTGAATGGTGACCTGACTGATAACAGGCTCTCAAATCTCTTCATGGAGTCTCATAGCGACTCGATGAGGAGGGCGTGGGACGCCAAACGACGCAAGTGGGAAACTATCTACCAAGGAGTTCTGTGGTGAGTGAGTACAGGAGCCCGCACAACGACGGGCATGATCCGTATATCCTGATCTGGGAGTACGGGAATGACATTCGGCGAGCGGAATTCACCGAACGCTGGGCTGAGTACGACAAGACCGGTTGGACCATCTGGTATTTCCGGTTAGTTGACGGAGGTATCATGACCTTCTCGAGTCGAGAGTGGGAGCAAAAGGACGACGTCAACCATCTGACAACCATTTGGATGCGGCCGTCGCTGTACGACATTGAAAGGAAGACATCATGATCCTCGAAGTGGACGATCGAGGACGAATCGAACGATTTGCGGTAACCGGAAGCGTTCTTGAGAAAACGGTTGATGGTCGCAAACTCATTGGCGGTACCCGACTCGTCGGCTTCGGATGGGAAGAGGTCTGGTTTGACAAGGCATTTTGGAACGCCACGTTCGTACCTGACGAAGATGGAAACAAGACCTGTCAGATTGTTAGAAAGGCATCATGATACCACCGGGCCACATCATTCTGGTAATCAGTCGAGGGGATAAGATCATCTACGAGAAGGAGGGTATCTTCAACATCTGGTCCTACGTGAACAACGGCGAACTCATGGCGGCCGTTCGGGATGCTATCGAGGACAAGGTCATATTTGAAGACCTTCCGTGTGTCGCTGTGAATGTGGACGATCCATACGTCCAGATACTCACCGAAGAGGACTGAACCTTGGGACCGGTTGATCTGTGGCCCCATCAGGTCGAAGCGGTGAAGAACCTGAGGAACGGGTGCATATTGACCGGTAAGCCGGGCTCGGGGAAGTCGGTTGTCGCCCTCCAGTACTACGTCGAGAGAGTGCTGGGGGTGCGGCATCCGGCTGATCTTCCGCGGCGGCTTGCCGAAGGACCTAGGTTATATATAATCACCACTGCTCGCAAGAGGGATGATCTTGATTGGCAGGGGGATGTCTCGATGTATGGGCTGACGGACTACACGACGGTCGATTCATGGAACAACATCAGTAACTACAGTGACATCCGTGACTCCTTCATCATATTCGACGAGCAGAGGGCTATCGGCAACGGCAAATGGGCCAAGACATTTGTCAAGATGGCTCGCCATAACGAGTGGATCATGCTATCTGGCACCCCTGGTGATAACTGGATGGACTACTGCCCGGTATTTATCGCCAATGGCTTCTTCAAGAACCGCACCCAGTTCGAGAGGGAGCACTGCCAGTTTAACTACAGGGCGGGTTATCCTCGTCTTGAGAGATATCTTGGGCAGGGGAAGCTGTTGCGTCTTCGGAAGAAGGTCCTCGTTGACATGCCTTTCGTCAAGAAGACGACCAAGAAGCGGACGGACGTCCCGGTATCCTACGAGGAGAAGCCATATCGCACGATCCAGAAGTACCGCTTCGATCCGTATAAGGAAGAGCCCATCAAGAACGCAGGAGGTCTCTGTCATGTCTTGAGGAGAGTGACGAATGAGGATCCTGTGAGACTTGAGACTGTGCGACAGCTGTGTGAGGAGCATCCTCGGGTCATCGTCTTCTATAATTTCGACTATGAACTCTTCATGCTGCGGTCGTTGGGGGATATTCTCGGAGTAACAATCGCTGAGTACAACGGGCACAAGCATGAGGCCTTGCCGGGGGGCGAGCGATGGGTGTATCTTGTACAGTACACAGCCGGTGCAGAAGCTTGGAACTGTACCACTTGTGACACGATGATATTCTTCTCTCAGAACTACTCTTGGAAGGTCATGGAGCAGTGTGAGGGGCGAATCGACAGGCTGAACACTCCTTATTCAGTCTTGAACTACTACTACCTGAAGAGCCAGTCGCCCATCGATCAGGCCATTTCGAGGGCGATTCGGGTCAAGGAGATCTTCAATGAGAGGGGTTTTTACGAGTCTCTGAGGTGATTGTTGTACCACCCGTTGTACCACTTGGTGCGGCGGGTGGGCAACGCTTCTGATGTTTGTGTGACTGGAGTGACGTATGTGTTTTGCCAGTTTTTTTGCCAGTTTTGAAACAGGCCAGAATCTGTACTATACACGTGCGCCAAATTTTGCCAGTTTTGGGGCGATTTGCCAGTTTTGAAACGGGGGTGGCAAACGATCTGGCAAGCACTTTTCGTTGCAATTTCAACGATTATACCCCCATTTTGCCAATTTGCCAGTTTTGTTCTGATTACCAGGAGTTGAGTAAATTTTCTTATATATAGAGAGTATACAGGGTTTGGGTGGCAAATGGCAAGTATTGTACATGCACTGTATTGTACATGCAGTGACCGGTGCCGCCCCATCACAAGACTTAACGACATGTACAATAGACCGCGTCGCGAACATGCATCCTAATGAAGGAGTTGGGCCTTCTATATTTTCGACCCCTCTCACTTCACCACAGCTCCCACGGCTGGCTGAAACTACGCTACCTCAACACCGCATAGTAAACTCAAACAACTTACGAGTACCGACACATGCGGCGCCCCGGCCAGCCGTGGGTATAATTCTTGATTCGAGGATAGACCCCATGCTCGAACGCGACTACCAACGCGGACTCATATCCAGGATCGATGAACGCCTGCCTGGCTGCCTCGTCCTCAAGAACGATCCGAACCACAATCAAGGCATACCCGACCTGATCATCATATTCGGATCCAAGTGGGCCGCACTCGAGGTCAAGAGAAGCGCCGACGCTACTCACCGACCGAACCAGGACCATTTCATCGACAAGCTCGGCGAATGGTCCTTCGCATCATTTATATACCCAGAGAACGAGAAAGGAACGCTCGATGAACTGGAACGTACACTCAAGGCTGGAGGGCCTGCACGCATTTCTGAGCGCCAGCAAGCACAGTTGGGTCAACTACGACGACGAGAAGCTGGGCGAGGCATTCAGGACAGCGCAGGCGGCAGCGATGGGGACCAGGCTTCACGCCCTGGCCGCAGAGCATATTCGCCTAAAGATGCGGATGCCGAGGAACAAGGCCACCTTCAACGCCTACGTGAACGACGCCATTGGCTACGGTCTTGATCCCGAGGTCGTTCTATATCACAGCGAGAACGCATTCGGGACCGCCGACGCCATCGGTTTCGATGAGAAGAAGCATCTTCTCCGAATCCACGACCTCAAGACCGGCGTGACTCGCGTCAACATGGTTCAGCTTCATATCTACGCAGCACTGTTCTGCCTGGAGTACGAGAAGCTGCCTGGCGAGATCAACGTCGAGACCCGCATCTACCAGAACGATGATATTCTGGTCGACACTCCACAGCCCGACGACATCGCCCATATCATGGACAAGATCGTCTGGTTTGACAAGCTCATCGAGGAGATCAAGACTGAGGAGAACTGATGCCCTCCGATATCCTCAAACACTACGGGACTAAGCGGCACTCGGGTCGCTATCCTTGGGGATCCGGCAAGGATCCATATCAGTCAGCCCAGGGCTTCCTCGCTGAGCGAGACAAGCTCAAGGCGCAGGGCATGTCCGAGGTCGATATTGCCAAGGCCTGGGGCATGAGCACTACCGAGTACCGTGCTTTGAACAGCATCGCTCGTGCCGAGAAGAAGGCGGGCGATATTTCTCGAGCATCTCGTCTCAAGGACGCCGGTCTGCCCAACACGGAGATCGGTCGACGTATGGGACTCAACGAGTCCTCGGTTCGTGAGCTTCTCAAGCCCAACGCGTCATATCGCAAGGACGAGATCACCCGGGTCAAGGATATTCTGGCCGACGAGGTGAAGCAGAAGAAGTTCATCGAGTATGGTCTCGGCGTTGAGCAGAACCTCCAGTGTTCGTCGACATCTTTGAAGACCGCCGTCGAGGCCCTGAAGGCTCAGGGATATACTACTCACGACGTCAAGGTCAAGCAGGCCAACAGCGATAACTACACCATTCTCAAGGTCCTCGCCCCTCCCGGCACCAAAGCTGCCGATATTCATGCACAGAGGGACAAGATCCGTACTCCTGGTGTGGTCATCGACGAGAAGGGGTTGCTGTCGACCGGGCTTCGCACTCCTAGAGCCATATCTTCGAAGAAGGTCGCCATCAAGTACGCCGAAGACGGCGGTACTGACATGGACGGGGTTATTCTTCTTCGTCGTGGAGTCAAAGAGCTCAGCCTCGGTGGCTCCAACTACGCCCAGGTGCGCATTTCCGTGGATGGGACGCACTACCTCAAGGGCATGGCCATGTACTCGGATGATATTCCGAAGGGCAAGGACATAGTCTTCAACACCAACAAGAAGAAGGGCACCCCCATGCTGGGCTCCAAGGACCACACAGTCCTCAAGCCCATGAAGGATGATCCTGAGAATCCGTTTGGTGCGGTCGTTAAACAGAAGTTATTTAAGGACCCGAAGACTGGCAAGAAGGAACTGAGCGCACTCAATATTGTGAATGAGGAGGGTAAGTGGGACTCATGGTCCCAGTCCCTGGCCTCACAGTTCTTATCCAAGCAGTCACCCAAATTGGCCAAGCGCCAACTTCAGGCTGTCCGTGATGAAAAGCGGAAGCAGCTCGATGAGATCATGGGCCTTACGAACCCCGTTATTCGTAAGCGGATGCTCATGTCCCTGGCTGATGACTGCGACTCGGCTTCGGTACATCTCAAGGCCAAGGCCCTCCCGGGTCAAGCCTCTCAGGTGTTATTGCCGATGCCCCATCTCAAGAAGGGTGAGGTATATGCTCCTAACTATCGGGACGGTGACGTTGTTAGTCTCGTGCGTTATCCTCATGGCGGGACTTTCGAGATTCCTACGCTCACTGTTAACAACCGAGGTAAGAAGTCTCGAAGTATTCTTGGCAATGCTAGGGATGCTATTGGGATCCATCCTTCTGTCGCTGAGCGTCTTAGCGGTGCTGATTTTGATGGCGACTCCGTCCTGGTAATCCCCAACAAGGGAAAGACCCGGATTCGTTCCACCGCTCCACTCAAGGGATTGAAGGGATTCGACCCCAAGAGAACATATCCTGGCTACCCTGGTATGAAGAGGATGTCAGATACTCAGACCCAGATGGGTAAAGTATCCAATCTTATTACTGACATGACTCTCAAGGGTGCCAGTGCCGATGAATTGTCCCGGGCTGTTCGTCACTCCATGGTTGTTATTGATGCCGAGAAGCATAATCTCAACTACAAACAGTCCGAGGTAGACAATGGCATCGCCGCATTGAAGAGGAAGTACCAGGGTGGTGCCGATAAAGGTGCAGCCACTCTTATTTCCAGGTCCAAGGGTGTCCAGTATGTACCCCATCGCAAGCCACGCAGTGCAGCGAAGGGCGGTCCATATGATGCAGCCACTGGTCGCAGGGTCTACGAGGAGACTGGTGAGTCCTATATTAACAAGCAGGGCAAGCTAGTCAAGAAGCAGACTAAGACCACCAGGATGGCAGAGGCTACCGATGCTAGGAAGCTGTCCTCCGGTACACTGATGGAGGGTATTTACGCACAGCACGCCAACGAGTTGAAGGCCATGGCCAACGATATTAGGAAGCGTGCTATTTCAACCCCCGCCATCAAACGAGACCCCCGGGCTGCTAAGAGCTATGCCCCTGAAGTTGCCACCCTCCGCGCTAAATTGAACCGGGCCCTCAAACAGAAGCCCCTAGAGCGGCAGGCACAGCTAGTGGCACAAGGTGTTGTGCAGAAGAAGCTTGAATCAAATCCAAATTTGACCAAGAAAGAACGGGCTAAGCTTGAGGCCATGGCCATCAAGACCGCCCGCCGCCGTCTTGGTTACGATAGAGAAGGCACAAGAGTGGTCCCCACCCCTCGTGAGTGGGAGGCCATCCAGAAAGGTGCTATATCTAACTCGATGATGGAGCATATTCTAGCCAACTCTGATCTTGACACCATCAAGTCACTAGCTTTGCCAAAGGAGAAGCTTCCTCTTGCTGGTGCTCAGAAGGATCGAATCAAGACTCTTCGGTCTAACGGAGCTAACACAGCACAGATCGCTGAGGCATTGGGCATTTCTACAGCTAGAGTTAGGGAGTACCTGAATGGCTAGCTTCTTGTCCATTGTCAACTGTCCATTGTCCTTGAAACGGGGTGCATAGAGCCATGCTACGCCTAGCACTCACTACCGAGGACAATCCTTACGATCCTTTCGATGAGTTCGAAGAGTGGTTTAACTTTGATGTTACTCAAGGTTACCACACCTGCGCCTACCTGGCACGGGTCACTACCACTAGTACTGACCTCACCGAAGCCGATCAAGTCGAAGCAACGAATGAAGCGATTGAAGAGATTCTCGAACTCAACTTGACTGGAAACTATCAAGTTGTAGAACGTGAATTCTGACGAACTTTCGTCCATTTCGGCCATTTCGAACTTCGAAAGAGGGGGGACAGGGTCCGCAAAATGGCCCACCCCCCGTCATA